CGACCCGAGGCGTTCCTTAGCCAGAGTCTTCACCGCAGACAGCAACGCTGCTGCGGCTGCAACAACAGCAGTGCGGAGCGTCGACAGGTCACCGATGACGAGGACGGCTGCGAAAGCCTGCACGGCAGTCCACGCTGCCCGTTCGCCCCAGGATCCCCACGAAAACTTTGATGATGTAGTCACTTGTTCTTCTTTCCGCGGCCGGCCTTTGAATAGGCGATAGCCGCTGCTTGATCTTTTGGGTAGCCCTCGCCGATCAACTTGCCGATGTTGTGCGACACCGTCGCACGCGAAGATCCGCGTTGGAGCGGCACGGCTAGTAGCGGGGCTTAGGGCGCTTTCGGCCCTTGCCGGCCATCAATCGTTCTTGTCGAAAAACGAACGCATCCCGCCAGCCATGCGGCTGATAGCACCCTCAGTCAGGGTGCCCAGGTTCTGCGTCGGACGCTTCACGGTGTCGACGAGGACACGGCCGGTCTCTACCAGCTTCGGGGTTGAACCATCCCTCATGGTGTCCTACTTTCCGAACGGTCGGCCGCCATTGTTGGCGTTGCCGAGCTTGGTGCTGCGTAGATAGGCGGCAGCCTTCTTCGCCTTCTTCGACATATCCCACATATTGAACGAAGACGTTGAGTTGTACGGCTGATCGTTCTGCGACCCGAACGTTTCCTGAAACGTGGGACCGTAACCTTCACCTCGGGGCATAGAAAGCACCTCCTACAAGAGGAACAAAGCGTCCCACGTTGACCCGTCAATAGCCCCACTAGGGCGCAGAAACCCCAAAGATCGTTGAAAACTTTTCACAGCGGCCTTCGTTTTGCGTCCGAACACCCCGTCGATACCGCCAGGATCATGCCCACGGTCCTTCAGCCGGCTCTGCGCCAACTGCACCAACTGGCCCCGAGACCGACGGGCCCTAGACAACGGAATGTTGTCGAGCCCGTTGCCCAAATCTCGCAAATACCGTGCAATCCCCTCGAAATCGATGCCTGACGGGTTGCCCTGGTAGACGACACACCCGTTCTTCAACCATGCGTACAGCTCCGACCCTGGACAGGTCGTCGCAGCCAAGTCCTGATGCCCTTTCAACCACAGTCTCCCCCCGTAGCGGGCCTGGATGTCTTCGATGACTTCGGTGATGCTTATGAGGGCGACCTCAGGGAGCTTCGTGCCCCCGTAGCCTGTGTAACAGATGCTCTCTGTTTTGAAGTTGTAATGCTTGGTGGCGCCCGAAACGATCCCTGGGCCGCGCCCCTCGTAAATCACTCCGCGTTCGTCAACGAGCCAGTTGTAGGCAATCGCATTCCAACCTCGAGTATCGATGTGGTATCGCTCATAGGCTCGGACTGCGGCCACGCCATTAGGTGGGTTCGCGACGCCAGAGTGATGAACGACTATTCCCACGACACGGGAAGAACGCAGCCGCGAAAACGCCCGCTTCGGCGGTCTGGCATGCCAGTCGTCGCGTGAGATGAAGTCCATCAACCTAACCCGCTTTCGTCCCAGCGAGCCTAGACGTTGCGGACCTCAATATCGATCATGCGTTTCATGTCGTCCGACAACTCACGCTGCATGCGGATCAACTGGTTGCGCTGCTCCGCAGGCGTGTTGGCCCGCAGCCCGCCACCAAACATCGTCGACATGAACGTCGTCAGCCACCGCTTCTCGTACTTCTCCTCGCCAGGGATGAGGCGGCGCAGCCGGCCCATGAACGGCATCATCTGATCCAAGACGTACAAGTCGCTGTCGGTCATCTTCCATTCGCCCTTGCGGTTCTTCTCCGCCTTCCCCAACCCGCCAAGGATCGGCATCAGACCAGGGATGTTCGCATACGACGGCGGCACATTCTGGAAGCGACCCTTCAACGGCAAATCTGCGAAGAACTGCTTGCCGGCCCACAGCTCAATGGGCAGCTTGGCATACGGGAATGCTGCTTCGGCGAACGCCCTGGTTGCCATGTCCAACGGCTTGAGACCAGTGATCGGCCGGTCATCGGACTTCATCCAACGGTTCAGATCCTTGAACGGCATGTCAGGCAGGACGTAGAGCTGCGACCCGTCCATCCTCCACGGCAAACGGATACCCAGGTTCTCCATGAAGTAGTCGGGCACGACCCCTTCGGCTTCGCTGGCGTACTCCAGTTCGCCCTTGATCTGCCGCAGCCTCGACCACGCTGCCGGCCGGTTCCCAATCGACTCGATCAGCACCGGCAGAATATTCTTCTGCCACTTCCAGAAAGGAATCACCATCTTGATTTTGGCTTCAGTCGGTGTCAGCTCGCTGTAGTCAAAGTGGAACTTCCTGATCGCCTTCCATGCCTCGTCGAGGGAGCCGCCGTGTTCCATGACATGGCGACCGGCGGTCATACGCACCATGAACTCGGCGTCTGTGTTCGCTGCCCGCACCGCCTTGAACGGCCAGAAGTGCGCCCGCAACGGATTCCAAGTCCCCATCGACGCCATGGCGGACTTCTCCGCCACCTCGATAGCAGCCTGACCTCCACCAGCGATCCCCGACCGCTCTATCTCGTTGAAGATCCGCCAGTCCCGATCAGTGGCATTGCGGAACATGCCCCGCACCCCAGCGAGTTTGATCGGCTGGCCTGTCTCAACCGTCTTCCACGCCAGATAGGCGCTGCCCGATCCGAGGTGGCCGGCCACCGGCCGGTCCACCACGATGTTGCGGGCCTTCGCCGTGTCCTCGAGGTACCGCAGGTACTTCTTGTCCTTCGCAGCGTCAATGGACGACTTCATCGCCATACGACGCATCGCCGAAGTCTTCATGTGCTGACCCATCTCAACGCCCAAAATCTGAGAGTTGATCCAAGTGGCACCCATGATGTTGCGAATCACAAACCCAGGGGTAGCCACCGCCTGAGCCTTCCAATAGTTCAACAGCGACCGATACCCCTTCGTCCAGTCAGCCATCGCGCTGGCACTGTTGAGTTTCGCAGCAGCCAGCGTTGCCGCAGCGAACAGGTCAGCGGACTCCTTCATGTTGACCGCCGAATAGCCCTTCAACCACGGCCCCGTCAACTGGTTCGACAACGCCTCGTTGTACGCATGCTGAAAGCCCTGCATGTTGCGTTCCTGATTCAGGGCCCGCAACGCATCCTCCTGGCTGTCCATGGCCGAGATGCGACGGCCCAACTCCGTTGACCGACGGGCACGGTTCATTTCCAGCTCGAGTTCCATGGCCTGCTCTTTGGCGGACTGTAGGTACTTCTGCTGGTTGAACAACTCGTCAGGGGTCAGTACGTCCTTCTGAGCGATCAGACGGGCCTCCTGTAGCCCACGCTCCAGGTCGGGTGCGATGCCCTGCCACTTCTCCGCTGCCGCCTTGGCCTCTTCCAACGCTTCGCCGTACAGGCGGGCGTGACCCAGAGTGCCTGCCTCCGCTGTAGCGACCTTCTCAGCGATGTACGCAAGATCAGGCAACTCCCCCGCCGCGATCTGAGCACTGACCGCCCGCAGGAAGTCATCATCAGCCGAATGCAGGTACACCGTCGACCCTGTCAGGTTGTCGAGATCAACCCACTCCGAATACTTCTTGGCCCACGCCTTCATCTCAGGAAGAATCGAAGACGGAATGCGCCCAGTCTCCAACGTCTGAACGAGCTGACGGCCCGCCTTGACGGTCCTGTCGTTCAACGCAGCCCGAGCCATCAAGCCGTTCATCTGAGCCAACGCAGACTCCATGACCGTGATGTTGCGGTTCACAGCCTTCAACTCTGCGTAACCCCTGGTGCCGGCCTGCTTCGCCGCAGCGTCCACGCCGGCCACCAACTGGCGCAGACGCGCCACCTCGGCGCCAATCTCGTCAGCGAACCCGCCGTACTGCTCCATGACCCGCGCCCACCCCTCAGTGGGCAGCGGCGTCAACGAATCAAGACCCTTGATCGCAGCCTGAAGTTCCTTCGGCAACCACGTTGCCTTCCCTGAAGTGAGCCCCGCTACGGAACGCTGCGCGGCGTTGATGCGCCGCCCCAGCTCGGGCGCCAGATTGGCCGGCAACGATGTCGGAGCCACCCCAGGCATGACACCCCCAGCGACCCCAGCGCCGGCCTCGTCAACCTGCCGCAACCGAGCCGCACCCACACGACTCGCATCAATCTTGCTCTCAAACTGTTTGATCGTCCCACGATCACCAGCGATACGCCTGAACCGGCTAGCGAGATCCATGCGGATAGCCCCCTGGGCGTCCGTCCTCACAACCAGACCGATGTTCTCCATGCCCCGCAGCACATTCTGAACATCGACCCCCTGAGCCATGTCGTTGATGTACCTCGGGACAACCTCATGGAAGTCGTTGGAGAAAATCTGCTTGTACTCCTCCTTGCCGAGAACCCGCGCACCAATCTCGTCCATCTGATCGCGGACAGACTTGCCGGTCGCCCCAGGACCAGTCACGTTCTGCAACGACTCACCCATCCACGTTTGCGAAAACCGTTTAGCGGCCTCCTCCTCGCCATGCAGGGCCACCATCTTCGTGTACTGCGACGGCGTGATGTATTCCCTGGCCTGCCACGGCGTCCCCCCGAGACCGCCACGGCCAGCGAACCTGACACCGTCACCGCCGAGGATCTCCTTGCCGGCCGACGACAGGTAACGCGCCGCATACAAATCGTCAGCGAACCCCGCCAACGGCGTCCCCGCCAACTGCTCATTCGTCAACCGACGGGCGTCATCCCACCACTTCAACAGCTCCTCATGGAACGTGGTGCCCCGAGCGCCCAACCGTCGAAACGAATCAGGCAACTCAGGGTTCAGCACACCCCTCACAAATGTGGGCCTGTCAGAAGCCCTCATCAAATCTTCCCCCGAAATGCCCAACTTCTTAGCCTGCTCCACGATCCGCATAGCCCCCGACCCCTCATCAGGAACACCAGCAGCCTTCGCAGCCATCCTGTACCCGATAGGCGGCTTACCAGGGGCACCCATCAGGCGCCTCTTGAACGTCCCCGCCGAGATCGCCGCATTGTTGGCGACCTCTTCCATGTAGACCCCAGCCAACGCATCATCAGGATTGTCGGACAGCTTCATGGCCCGAATCGGGGCACGCGCATTCAACGCATTGTCGAAACCCTCCGCCACTTTGCGTTGCGACGCCAGACGAAACGCGAACCCTGGCAGTGGCGCCACCGCCTTCACCAGCGGCGTCGACCACGGCAACGTGAACGGCAACGTGATCGGCAGGCGGCGACCAAACGCCGCAGCCTGCATGATGTCCCGATGCAACGCCTTCGGAATGCCACCCTTGAGGAGCATGTCCGCCACCGCAGTTTCGCCCTTCTTCAACAGCTTCATCGAGTCGGCGATCTGAGGGGCATACTTTTGAACGTCGAACGCCTTGTCAGGCAGAACAAACGCTGGAACG